CTTACAGACGAAGGCATTGAATATAAGACCAATCGCAGGTCTTTAATTCTGAAACATTGCCCCGATTGTGGCCGAAGTAGTTATTCGGTTTGGATGTTCAGGCCCGAAGAAGGCACTAATCGTACTGGCGGTAGTTGCTGGAAATGCGGTTCTAAGTTCAGCACCTATACATACTTCGTTAAATCTGGGTATGAACCAGACGATGCCAGAAAGACACTAGGTATCGGACGACATTCGCCTGATCTACATCCTGATTCATGGAATTTACCAGATTTCAATGTTGCTTCAGAAATAGCAGAGCAACTGGTGACTATGACAGAATCAAAACCAATACCAGACCATTTCATGAAAGTCCGGGACTGGCCTTATCATCCTGCGGGCAAGTACGCTCGCTCGCGAGGCATAGTCGGTGAGCTGGCAGATGTTATCTATATAGATCCTTTGTCTAATGCCGTAGCGTTCCCTGTTACTTCGAACGGCATACACGTCGGGTTTCAGCGACGGTACGTTAATCCGATAAACAACATGAAAGTCAAGACCGATTCTGGAATTCCTAAATCTAGGAGCTTTATAACAGTTGGCACACCAACGCAGCAGATTTGCGTCGTAGAAGGGCCTGCAGATGCTGTTGCAGCGGCTTGGTTTGGCTATTACGGGGTAGCAACCATGGGTGCATCCGTAACTAAATCCCAAGCACAAGAAATTGCAATGATGGCAATGGAACAAAATTCTGATAATCCAATTGTGTTTATTGGATTCGACAAAGACGATGCTGGCGAAATAGGAGCCAGAAACCTGGCTCGCTATTTAGACGCATATGGGATTAATTTCTTCAAGATAAAACCGTGTGGCGAATACAAAGATTTCGGCGATGCCTTGATTAAAGGTTCCGGGCTTGATTGGACCACTCAAGACGTTTTCCTTAATATTGATGGGTTAGTAGAACTAGAAGGGCACTGGCATTGGTCTACTCAAATGCTAGAAGGCTTTAGGTTCAAGATTGGCACGGACTACACTTGGCAAGATTTCAAAGAAGTGAAACGGAACCACGATGACCGCCGTAGAAACCAATTGGAAACTATCAAAAAAGAAGATCCCGAGCGGCATGCCGAAATTATTAAAAAAATAGAACAACGTAAAAAAGAGCGCACGAGAGTTCTTAAAATAGAAGGTTTGCTGGATTAATATGCTATATCAACTACGTTTTAAATCATTCATCCTGACTACAGGAACGAAGGTCGGAACAGCTACCCATACTTCTGCGTACACCCCAGTGCCTACTCCCATGACTAGGACTACAGGAACTGGCACATTCACACTAGGTCCTGTTACTACGCCCCGTGGGTATTTCGTGCTGATTCGCACTACAGGTTCTTTGAGCAAATTCGAATTAGCCGACGAAACCTTGGGAGAATGGAAGAATTCAGATTTGTCAAGTATAATGGCCACTTCTGGGGTAGAAGTGCAATGGACATCTTTAGAATCAATGGCAGAAATGTTAAAAATTTACGGTGAACATGAGCTGATTAGGTTTTTGATGAAAGATGTCTAAATCTTTGACGATCTTTACGCCTTATACGGGAACATCAATTTCATTTTCCCGCAATCCCAAATCTTAAAAAGCCCATCCAATTCTGCGTGCTGATCTTCGGTCATTCCCAGAGGTGTTTCTACAGAAGACTTCTTTCTTGACTGTTTGGTTATGATTTCCATTTTCTGATTGCTGTAGAAATAGTCCGGTTTTGACATGCCAACAATCTCCCATCCTGCAGCCAAGTAACCTTTGCCATCTGAAATCGATAGATCTGCAAAACTGAAAATATTTTCTTTAAAATGAGAAGTAGCAAGAAGCGCAATTTTAGACAGGCATCCCGACACTGTGACGCCTGACTTAAAACAAAGACGTTTCAGAAAATACTTCTCGACGAGATTCTGGCGATGCGATTTACCGAAAACTGCACAGCCTATAAGGATCCCATCTCGAAAAACTCCGATATTAAAACTACCAGCGGATGTTGAACCTTGCATGTGATGCATCTTGCAAAACTGGGAAGCAGACGCAGGGGAAATTTGTGTAAAAACACACTTTCGGCTGCCGATTCGTTCTGGATTGAGTCGCAACGCTGATCGGATAAAATCTTTTGTCTGTTCCTGTCGCTGTGCCCAGAAACATTCAAAAATGTGGATTATACGAATCCCTTTTTTACGAAAAAAGGCGGTTTTAGCTGCATGATAGGACGGCTTTTTATATTTAGTAGAATGCCAATAAACACCGTTGTATTCAAACCCGAGATTAAGAGCTGGAACATATACATCAATTTCGAAGCCAGAGTCGTTATGTTTCACAGTTTCTATTCCAAGAGAATTAATCCAATCTTTCAATTCCTTTTCACCTTTTGATTCAACAATAGAACCAACAGGGAATGTATCAGAACCATACTTTGACTGGCAGGTGAGCTTGGATTTTTCTTGAAATTGTGAAACAGCAAACGCAGAACGCTCACCATATTTTTCCAACATGACTTCTTGAGCCTGTTTATTGGCGTTTTTGTGCCATGCGTGCTCCGTCGAATCTCCTGTGCGGTGCACAAAGCTTTCTTGGGCTTTAACATATCCAAGTTTTGACAATGCAATCGTTCTAGAATCTTTAGACGTGAATCTCCCATCATTGGAGCATTTTTCAGAAGGATGAAGGGACTTCTTGGCTTTAGCTACTGCTTTTGGTGTAGCAATAAACGATCCATGCGTCTCGTCTAGAATCGAACATGGTTTGTGGAATGCCTTATAGGAATCAGCAACAATGGCAACACCAGGAGGCATTAAAGATTGTGCATGATCATACGAATAGCGGTTCTTTTCACTCAACACCCGTTTCTTATTTTCGGTCCACCAATCAGGATGTCTTTTGCTGCTCCTAGCAATCGAAAACGGAGTTGATTGAAAGATTCCAAAGTCTTTATCGACAAAAAGCGCTGTTTTACTGAAAGAAACAAATGAAGATTCTATCAATGACACGTCTGATCTGCTGGACAATAATTCCAGCGCTGCCTCTAAACTAATAGAATTGTGAGCTTTTTGCTTTTTCATTTCTTCATCTGTCTCGTTGTTCCTATTTAACGTAATCATAACATGTTTTTTCTTGAATTCAAACCATTGATGTATATAATGAATTCTGTAGACATCGCGGAGATGTCTAAGATTCGTTTTAGACAAATCCCTTTTATGGAGTCCCTTATGTCGTTTAGTCCCCTTAACAGTCAAGAGCTACAGGTAATCGCCAGCAAACTAGAATCGTTGAATAAATCTTTTGCCGCGGGATTTCCGGGGCTCGCGAATGCAGGGCGCACTGGCACATCTGCTATTGCGATCGATTCGCTAGACAGCGTTGTTCGTTCGATTACTCTCGAAGACGAAGATTTCCTCCTCACGAAGGAAATCCAGACAATGAAGGCTACACAGTCTACATTCAGCTATGTTATCAAGACAGCTACCCGTTCCGGTGTCGATACCTGGGGTATCGAGACTTTCCTGCCACAAGAAGACATCGGTCAGTACATGCGTGTTGCTGAAGTCCTTCGTGTACAGGGCATCCGCAAGACCATTACCCACATGGCACAGTTGATCAACGACGCAGGCGGCTATATGCTCGACCTCGAAGCTGAAAACGACAAGAACGCAGCTATGTCCATGGCTGAAGGACTTGAGCGCGCTCTTTATGTCGGTGGTGACCTCTATCTCGCCGCTGATGGCTCGATCGACTCCATGCTCGCTGCTAACCAGAACGCACCAGTTCGCCACATCCGCGGAATCCAGGCTCAGATCCGTGAAGGAAACAAGTCTGCTCGCGGTATCATCGGTGACTTCGTTGGCTACGGTAACAACCGCGCTACAATGTTCGACGCCAAGGGCTCTGTCCTTAGCCGCCAGCTTGTTGACAAGGTAGTTGCTTCGGTTCGCGAAAACCGTGGTCGCATCGTAGAAGCTCACTGTACAGTTGACCAGCTTCGCCATTTCCGCGCTACGTTCTTCCCGTTCGAACGCGGGGACATCGGTTCCAGCTACGCCATCCGTGGTGCAGGCGTCGAAGCTGAACCTAAGTCCGGCTTCTCGCTTTCCTCGGTTGTTGGTGAAGTTCAGTTCATCCCGTCGGTATTCAAGTATACTCGTTCGTTCCCACAGCCACTCTTCACTTCTGCTGGAAATCCTCCTGTAGTCGGTACAGTTGTTGCCGCTGCTCAACAAGCTGGCGTTACCACTTTCAAAGCTGGTGATGTTGTTCGTTATGTAGTTCAGGCAGTTTCGATTCTCGGCATGAGCGACGTTTCTGTTGAAGTAGCTCAGACTGTTGCTGCTGACGGCAACAAGCTAGTTCTTTCGGTCCCTGCTTCTGCTACTGCAGAAGAGTTCCATGTCTACCGTACAGAAGTTGGCGGTGCTACTGGCACTTGGAAATTCTGCGGCAAAGTCATTGCAGCTCGCGGTTCAGCTACTCTCTTCGTTGACGCTCAAGCTATCCTTCCAGGACTTGACAGTATCGTGTTCCTTCCTAAGGCTCAGTTCCGCGCGAAACTCGCAGTTCTCGGTCAGATGGTAAGCAAGATGAAGCTTGGACTCCGCGGATTGGTCGAAGAAACCGTCTATGTTTCTTACCTTGCTTGCGTACTCGAATATGTTCGTCATCATGGCCTCCTCGACAACGTGTTCCACGAACTCCAAGACGAGCAGTACGGTATCGCTCCTTAATCAGCTAGCTGGTTACAATTAAACCCACATCTTTTGATGTGGGTTTTTTTTATACTCAAAACTAAAGCTTTGTGGTATCCTCTATAAACAGAGGGATCATGAATTTACAAGAATTGAAAATAACTGATCCGATAAAAGATCGATACGAATACGCAGAATATGTGATTTCCCAATGTAGTGATTGTGGAACATCCGGAAGAAATAAAGTCGGTAATCTGATAGCACGATTAAAATCCAAAGGGTATCCCTGGGCTTGCATCGTATGTCAAAAGAAAAGAGCCTCAGAAGCTGCGAAAATAAGAGAATCTAAATATTCATCAGAAGAGAAAACAGCCAAGGCTCGAAAATCTCTAGAAATGTTTCGGTTGAAAACTGGACTAAACAATCCTATGGATTTGTCTGGAGCTAGAGATGTTCAAAAACAAGCAACGAGTACTGAATCTTTCAGAAAGAATTGTTCAGATCGTAACAACAGGTTGAACCTAGATCCAGAATATAAAAAGAAACTGAGCGAAGGGCAGCTCAAAAGGATTGCAGAAAACCCAGAACAAGCCCTAGAACAAACAAAGAAATTATTAGCTGCTTCTAGAAGCACAGAGGCGCGGACGAAAACAGGTATAGCAATATCAAAGATTTTCGTCGAACAACCAGAACGAATGGAAAACGGTACGCTGGAATTACATAAGTGGAATACAGATCCAGAATTAAAATTCGAGCGGTATAAACGATTGCAAGAATCCAACCGAGCTAATGATTTCACTTCTAAAGGCGAAAAAGAAGTTCTCACTTTTATACATACGTTGTTTCCAGATGCCAAAAAGGGATTCGTAGGGAATAAAGAAGTAGATATCAAAATAGAAGAAAAGAAACTCTGTATAGAATACAACGGCACATATTGGCATTCTGAAAAAAAAGTAGGTAAAACTTACCATTTCGATAAAACCGTAATGTGCGAGAAACATGGCTATCGCCTGATCCATATATTTGATTTCGAATGGGCGACTAGGAAGCTGCAAGTAATAGACTTCATTAAGTCTGCTCTTGGAGTGAATGAGAAAATAGGGGCACGGAAATGTGTGCTCAAGGTTGTAGATAGGGCGGATGCTATTAGCTTCATTAGCCATAACCACATACAAGGCTCTATAACACACGGTTTGAACCTATGTTTAGGCTTGTACTACAACGATGAATTAATATCAGTAGCTACGTTCGGAAAGCATCATCGCGGGAATGGCGAATGGATTCTGAATAGGTTTTGCTGTAAACACGGGGTGAATGTAGTAGGTGGACTCAGTCGTTTAAGCAAGAGAGCTTCAGAAACGCTGGAATCAGACATATATTCATGGGCAGATAGAAGATTTTCCCAAGGCACTGGTTACTTAGCATCGGGGTGGGAAATCTCAAGCGAATTGCAGCCAGATTACTTCTATATTAAAGAAGGTGAAGCCGTGGCTAAACAGTCCCGGATGAAATCCAAGATGAACACGCCTACAGGTATGACAGAAGCGCAACACGCTGCGCTAGACGGGCTAGAGAAAGTCTGGGACTGCGGCAAGATCAAAATGATATTTAAACGTATTGGGCGATGAAATGTTGCAGCACAAACGGTTCTGGGTCTAAAGCAAGACGTGACAATAGATCTTCGATGCTGTAGAAAACCTCACCAGTTTCGTTGCCTCGGAATGGTCCAGGAAGGTCGAAATAACCATCCATAGTAAACGAATAGACTCGGGTCTTAGTGTTACCACGAGGTGAAATCGTAGTTACGGCTATGCCTTGAGTTTGCGGGTAAAACACATACACCCTGAGCTTACTTGTTTTTTTCCGCCCAGTGTTTGTGGATTCCAATGAGAGCCTCCAGGGTCAAATTCATTTCATCTTTAACGTCCATGAGAGCATCGTGGTGCGTACCGGCAGGTTGCTTTGTTGCCGATTTGACTTTATCCATAGAAGGCAAACGGCCAGCAGTAGACTCACGCGCCAACGCACAATACATCAACGCAAAATCTTGGCACTTGAACGGAGTCAGGCCAATGGCTTTACGGACATGTTCCGAGAAGCAATTGTAGTCAAATTCGGGGTTCCTGCCTACCATGGTCCAACCAGGAAATCCACCGCCTGGATAACATCCCTGGCTCTGGAACCATGCGATAGTGCGCTCCTCAAATTGCTCTAAAGAAAAGATTTCGTGCGGACATTCAGTCTTGCCTAGAATCCAATCGAACGCTTCAGGCGTGTGCTGTGTAGTGAAATCGATAGAGCGTTTCGGTATGACGCTCATATCTCTACCTCGCCAATCGATGATACCTGAAAAGAATGCAGCCTTTTTCCAAAATTCAGGCGTTGAAGTATCCATGGTGCCGTATGCGAACTGCCAAATATTCTGTGGCGTCCCGGGAATCCCAAAAGTTTCAAAATCAATAAAAACTAATTTTGCCATTATTCTGAATCTTTGCATTGTAAGGCAGTGATGCCATGTTTTCTGAACATATCACAATTACTCTTTTTATCGTCAATAGCAAATTCTATCAAAAAAGCAGGGAGAATTTTGCTGACTAGCAGTTCCTCTTTGATGATATGGTCGCTCGAGAAGTCTTTCGGGGTTCTCATGAACAGATGTGTAATAGGGAAGTAGAAAGCTTTGTTTAGCCAGGCTAGGGTAGCCGCCCTCGTGCGTGCAGAATCGTCTCTCGCCGTTAAAAACACTATTTCGTAACCAGCTTTATGGTACAAGTCAACTAACTTGGCACACCACACAAATTCTTTGGCTGTGATGTTTTTTTCGTTATATTCTTCCCAATCAATCAAGGCGTATTGATCGGGTGATATGGGTGGCGTGTCTATGAGCGTGCCGTCAAGATCAATGATGATTGCGTTCTTCTTCATACTATAAATTCCGCATCTACAAGAGTTCCGTAAATTAGCATCATAGCTAAAACGTAAATTGGACTGAAGTGACAATCAGGATCGTTCAGAGCAGCTTTCAAGGACTTGTGCGTAACCGGCAATGATGGGTCTAGAAGTTCTAGATATCCAAATTTGTCGTAATGTATTTGTATCAGTTTCCATTCGCGAGTCTTGGAAACAGCATCTGCGTACATAGGTATTAGAATTGATTTTCTCATTTCTATTAAACCCACAATGCCAGACCCTAGGACCCAACCTAGTGGCTGCTGGCCTTCCACTGTAATAGACGAGCTTTTTTGGTATTTCTGCATCTTAGAAAGCCAGACTTTATATTCTGGTTCTAGAATCTGCCCGTCTTTCGCGAACCGGTCATAAGCCGTTAATGCCGCGAGGGCGGTATCGACGTTTTTAAAGACAAAACCCCTGTCGTGGGCTATAGAACCCACTTTAGAATAACAAAGATTTTTCCCGTATGAGGATGTCCTGTTAGAAATTTCTATCGTATGTGGAGTGCGTTTATGGTCCGAACCGCATAATTTGATTGTCATATGAACTCTTTAATTAAGAAATCTCGCACTCTATCACTTGGGAGTTTGTTGATTTTTTCCTGCACCGAACAATAATATAAAACCTGTTCAAGAGACATTTGAAAGTATGTTGCGTTTTCTGCGGGGTATTCATTGACAGTCATATGCCATATCCACTGCACCACACCAGAACTCGAATTTAGGCCCCCAAGGAAGCAGCCATGGTAAATTGGAAGCGTATCTAAGCTGCCTAGTACCAGTTGTTTGAACATTTCTATACCTACGACTGCGTCTTGTCTCCAAAAAACATACAATTGCATTTTTCACCTACTATTTGTTTGTACCATTTAAAAAACCTGCAGACATTGCCCCAAACGCCGAAATATAGAAAAGTGTATTGTCAAACGATGAGCTGCGGCTTATATTTAAACAGGAGGACATTAAAAATGTCGAAAACAGTGGTTGTTAGGTTCGGGAAAACAGTTAAACGGTTCGAAAGCATTCGCGCTTCTGTAGAATATCTTGCTAGGTTCACTAAAACAGACTACACTTACCCGGAAAAGAGTGGCAGTTTCCATCTTGGCTCTTTGGCTCTCAGGATCCCTTCGATTACTTCAGTAACTATCGATTCTACAACATACAGGAAATAACATGGTAAAGACAATCGTACTTAAATCTTCTCTTCTCGTTTTTCTCTCCGAAGCAGTTCGCAAAAATGTTGTTAGTAGTTCTGCAACAAGTCTTTCTAGCGAAGAAAGCGAAGAATTCGTTAAAGCCAAGGAGTTCTTCGGCGTCGAAGACCTCAATGTAGTTGGAGAATTTTCGTCTACTCTCGAGAACGTTCTCTGGAGTCTGTTCGAAAAGATTCCTGCACCGGAATCCCCTCTGCGTCTCAAAGCACACGAGAGATTTTTGCAAGAAACTGCTGCAGAACTAGAAAAGACTCTGAAAAGCGAGGACCTCCCCGCGCTCAGTACTAAGGCGCTTCTGTCTGTAGTTGATATGGTTGAAGATCCTGAAAAGTTCAAGGCAATCACTTTCCCGTTTGAATATAAACTGGTTGATGGCACCTCTAGGATCCTGCAGCTTCCCTCGGTTAATATTCTCTCTAATGACGACTTCGTTTCCACACTCGACACAGTATTTGGACCAACAAAAGAAGCCTAAAATGAATATTGTAAATTTTGCTGATTACAAAAAAAACAAGCAAAATTTAATGAACAGAGCGATTAACACAGAGCTGCAACAAAGCGTTGCGGCTCTTGTTTTGCAGTCTGCATTAAATAAGAACGGCTTTCAGAAAGCACTTGTATACCACCAGGATCATAATTTTGCCGTTATTCTAAATATCAGCAAATTCGATCTGCTATTGATTCGAGTTTCGCTGTTCATGAGAGGCCAGAAGACGTTAAAACAGACATTTCGGAAAATGCTCTTTGCAGAGGATCCGAAAATCAAAGAAATCATTATTTTGAATGTGTGGCCGTCTGTGAAAGTGGCGACCAAGATTATGAAAAGGTGGGGAGTTACTTCCCAGAATTCTTGAGCGAATCGGTTAGATCTTCGATAGTGCCCTCTGCCGATACTGCTTCTGCTTGAAATTCTTCGTGGAAATAAATATCGTCTTCTACTTCGTTGTCTTTGAACAATCCACCGTCTGCATGCAATTTCTGCAATTCTGCAATCAGTGGGTTGTCTTTTAGCTTGTAGAACGCAGTAGATGTGATTTTATTGATCTGCTCTTTGCTCAGCATCAACATCCTGACCATTTCATCTTCAGTCAGTGCTCGGTCCACGTTAGCCATCAATTTGAACAAACAGTACCCATATTTGTCTTCGGTTAGAAGGCCAAAGGGGCACCCTCTTGCTTCATGTTTTTCTTCATAAGCAAGATAATTGGGGTTGTCTGCAGTCCATCGCGCTCGTTCGAGCCCGAATTTGCAAATACCTATTGGCAATTCTGTAAAGTTTTTGGGACAAGCTTCCTTGAAACGAGCTACGTTACTCTGGGAGGACGAGCTCTCCGCTTTTTTCTTCTTGTCCGGTTTGTTCTTGCTGTGCTGCATTAAAATTTGCCATCCATTGTGGGTCTTTTGAAAGGAGATAAGCGAGAGCTGTTTCTAGCTCGGCCATGCGGTTGTGCATATGTACAACCTGGCCCATGAATTCTTCAAGGCGTTCTACGAACTGTGGGAATACTTCATCGGGGCTGAGTTCACTCATCTTGTTTATCCTCGAAATTGTTAAAATCATCAGACATTAAATCTTCTAGATGCTTAGATTCCAAAATAGCAGCAATGGAATTCTTTTTAAACTTCATAAACACTTCTTTAGAAATATTTGGCTGCATACCAATCGAAGTTAGCTGGTCAGACACTTCTTGTGACATTGCTTGCACTAGTAGACCTGAAAATGCAGCGCTGAAACCAGTTTGGTGTGAATAGTCATAAACTACACGTTCGATTTCTGCCTGGAACGACGATAGTAGTACCAACCAAGTGGAAGCTTCATCTATAGAAATGCCAAGATGCTTAATAACGTGTTGAAGATGTTGATCTTTTTCAACAATTTGACGTGCAAAAGTTAGATCAAAACTCGCCGCGTCTGCCGCGTCCTCTTTTTGTTTTTTCTGAAACTGAGCAAAATTTACAACATTGTCTTTCATGTTTCACCTCTCTCAAATCATCTGCAAAGAGAGGCCGTAAAACAATGTCTTATTTTTTATACAAGTCTTTGAGTGTTTTCGGGCGATTCATGACTAGATCCTTAAGAATGCCTAAAGAAGCTTGATTATTAGGAGTAGCAGCGGCCTTTTCGGTTTCTAAAGCCGACGCTTCTTTTTCAAGATTCATTTCATGGCTCTGCTTGTCCATGTCATGTTGCTCTTGGCCGTGAGACATCTCCATATCGTGCTTTTCCTGGGCTCTCACTGATTCTTGAAGTTCTTCTTCAGTAGGCTGCGGCTCTTCTACCGGAGCTTCTTCAGGAGGCGGCTGTGCATTCATTTGCATCTGTTGTTCTTGCATAGCCATTTGCTGCTGTTGCATTTCAAGACCAAGTTTCGCAGCATCGGCATTAACTTTTGTCATTCCGTATTTTTCAGCCTGATACATTTCATTGCGAGTTGGATCGACGAAAAAATCTAACGTTGGATCGTTCAGAGCATTTGCATCACCGAAAAAATGAAACCGAATTTCTGACATTTTCATGTAAACGGCTACTGATGAGTGGAACACTGGCGAAGCTGGCATATTGCCGCCGAAAGGGAATGACTCAATCCTTTCGCTGTCTGACCAGATTTTCCCGAATGTACCGGATGTCTGTAGTTCTTCTTTGTATATAGCAAGATCTGCTTCTTTGGTATTCTGACCTAACCCGATAGGGCTAAATGTGAATATGCTTTGGCTTTCTGGGAAAGTTTCGTAAACAATCCCGTTTAGAACTCCAAACAGGCATTCCAGAATCTGGCGGAGGCCTCTTTCTTCGCCCTGAACGATGTCATCTTGTTTACCGTCATTGGTGGATGCTGCTCCAGAATCTAAACTTCCAAAACCTATTTCTTGTGGCGCCATCTGGAAGCATGCGCAGAGAATCGAAATAACTTTGTTATAAAGTAAGACGAATTCCATGTCTTTAGAAGTTGCATTGAGTTCGATGAAGCTGACATCAATAGGGCCGCTGATAACTGGAATCGTAGCCGAATTGTCATTACGAGCGACGTAGTTGCTGAATGTCTTGCGGAACATTTCAGTCTGTTCAGGAGAGACAACTCCGCCTTCTTGGGTCTTTAGGTTAATGATGCCTTTGGAAGCTAGCCCCTTAGTGAACATGTTTTGCATGAACTGTTGAGCGTAAAAATGCATCGTTACTGTATAGTACGCCTGCTCGATAGGAGCCAAAGGGTATCCATCAAGATCTTCGTAAGCTTGTTTGCGAAGATGCGTCATGATGATTTCTTCTTCAGTGAAGAAAGCTACATTTTTGCCGTCCATGCGCTGGACATAAGCAGCAGGACGACGACCTTTTTCTATTTTCTTATATTCTGCATAATCTAGAACCGATTGTTCTTGTACGTCGTCACCACCAGAAATAGAAATTTCTTCTTGGTCTATGACTGGGTGGATAGATTCGACTGGAAGCGGTCGGAACATAATGGGAATACCCTCTTTGTTCCTAATAATCTGAGTCGCGCAACGGCCAAACACTAGAAGGTTCAAAGTCTGAGCAGACAAATAATCCGGCAACGAACAATTCTTGAAAAAAGAATCAGATCCTTTGAAAACATGATCCACAACCATCTTGTTAGATGTGCCACAGCTCACGATGTATTCAGAAATCTGAGCGGCCAGTGCCAGCCGGTATTGGACTTCTTTATTCTTCTGTTCCGGCGCTAGGTTCGACTCTTGAATTGGAAGTTTCTCTTGCAATATGAAGCCGCGTTCGTATTTACCACGAGATTTCTTGCCAAACGGCATGACTTGGTTTGATCGTGTGTTAACAATCAGACCTACGATGGCATCGTAACTTGCAATATCTTTTAGATCTTTATCTGATAAACGGCCCTTTTTTTGATAAATTCTATCGGTATTGAGCATTCGAGAATCAAGGCTGAAGACAGCTTTAGAATTTTCTACTTGCCCATTTAGGAAATTAGTATTGGGGATGGGCTTGACAGACTTGTCTAGCATCTCGCCATCAGAACTAATCGTGATGTCTACGTTTTTTGTAGTTTTATCTAAATTAATAGTCTTTTTTAAGAAATCAAAAATAGCCATAGCAACCTCTTAGAAAGAACAACTTTGAACAGCTACCGTAATCGGGTAGTTGGTAGAATTGACTGCGTGAATAGAAATAGCATTCAGAGTCGAAACAAACATCGCGGATCCAGGAGTGAATTCTTTGAGTTGGATCTCCTCAGTTCCATCGTTGAATTTAAGCTTGATGGGGCCGGAAGCTTCGATAGATACGAAATTGATCAATCGATCGAAAACTGCAAACGGAGACGAAACTCCAGCTACGACAGTTTCAGCAATCAGATTGGGGTTGTAAAAATGGATATCTCGATCAGATACCTGCAAAACTTCTAGATCAGATGATTTATTTTCGAGATTAAAAGCCGAAGCATCGGCGATCCTGAATTTATCGCCAATCTGCACTCCAGCAGTTGAAAAGATGCGCAGGACTGAATCGAAATTAGCGCCAAGAACAATTGCTGTTTCTGCCGACACTGACCCGTTATCGCGAATAATTACGCTAGAAACTGTTGACGACAGAATTAAAAATCTCTGATTGATTGAAGAAGTGTTTAGCGGCGAAGTGAAAGACGTGTCGTTACCTTGAAAATAAAGTTCGTCGCCGACAAGAGCCGAAGAAAGATCGACTCCTGCACCAGACAATGTGATTTGTACAGAATTTGCCGAAAGGCGGGAGGCGGCATACGTAGTAGTCGCTGGAACCGTACCGTAGTTTATTGGTCGAGCAGCCCTGAATGCGGGGGTAGGGCCAACTCCAGTCCAACGCAACCTTCCAATATCAGAACCAATAAATGATATTGCAAATTGTGAGGTATTTAGCCCTGAAGCTATTGTTCTCGCAGTGGAATCCAGAAGCACCGTTTGGCCTGGAAGTATTTCTTTGACTAACGAAACCGGACTGGAAACGGATAATCCTTCTTTCGCAGTGACGAAATCGAAGAATTTCTGTTTAGGATTTTGAAGCGGCGCGGCGTCGGCGTACGCCATTCTACCGACATAAAAATTTAAAAATGGCATTGGGCACTCCTTAGAAGCATATGGTGATACCACCGGCTGCATTAATTATCTTCTCTTCTTGACTAGGATTCACACGTATTCCGTATTCTTTGTACATATGCTCGTCTATTAATTTTTTCATACCATCGACAGAATCAACAAGAACAGGGTTAGTAGCGATTTCATGTTCCTTCTGCCCTCCTGCTAGATGGGACACCTGACTCGAAATGAAAGGATCTATTGCGTAACGGAGGGCATCGCACCTATGAGTAAAATCATCATCGGCGAAATGGTTGAAATCGAACCCCATTGCTGTTTTTAGATATTGCCAAGATTCCATGTCTTTAACCAGAGACATCGACAGGGCGTTGTAGGGATCATCCAATATCATGAATTGGGCTTCTTGCTTAGAAGCATTCCACAGGCGGGTGCGTATCCAGGAAACTCCAGTTTCAATTCTTGGTGGCTTTGTCCCGCGAGAAGGCATGCCGATAGAAGCAGCGAACGTTGGAGAAGACTTGTCAGCGGTGTCAGGACATACCAGGTCGAACCCATAGACATCATAAATTCTGTTTTTTACATAGACTAACCAGTCCTGATTAGAAATACCTGGAGCAGTCTCGACGTGCAATACGAGGAGTTTGTCAGAACTTTTCTGATACGCGACCAGGACGGCGGCGGCATAATCCACCCAGCCAAAGTCAACGCCGCAATTCAGTCTCCAGCCTTCATTCCGCAATTCTTGAATAAATTCTTTCTTAGTCGGAATCCGCAATGAACCATCGTGGTTCGTTGGATAGACGTTAAACGCAAAATTCCAGCATTCCTGCACTTTCTGGTAATGCTTGTTTTTATCGAATTTATTGTAGACGACGCCTCCAGACTCTGGGCGCAGATTGATTAACTGTGCATTGATTTTATCTGAATCCGCAACTTCTCGAATCAAATTCCCCACGAAGTCGACAGTTCTTAGATTCGGAGACGTGCTAGTTTGATTGATTGCGTCTGTCCTGCAGGTGACAAATATCGGGCATTTCCTGCAACCTTCGTACGCGGGGACTAAGTCGTAGGAATCCCTCATGGATTCAGACAACTCTGTGTGGGCGACGATATCCAAGACCGCCAATGTTTCTTTATGTATAAACAGGTCTATACGGGGCAATTCAGGCAAGTGCCGTTCTGGGAGGCAAGGTTTTGTCCAATCCGTAACGTTCCACCTGTGCAGGTGAATACCATTGGCAGGATCCTCTGACAAATTGATCTTTTCTTGCATCGGACCAACGGCTGTTTTTCTTGACGATAGATACACGAAAATCGGCGGTCTGCCGTTGGCGTCAGGGTCGGCGATGAATGTCGATTCAGAAAGAATATCTTTATCAATCAAGTCTGTTTCGTCGAAAATCAATAACGACGCACGGCTAGAGTTAGCACCTTTTTTGGTAGCGGTGATCACCTTTAATTTTGCGTAATTAGATTTCTTGTATTCGTTGACAGGCATCGAACGCAATAATTTGAGACGTTTGTTATCCGACTTGAAATGTTTGTTTATAATCGGGTTGTCTAGGAAGCGATCCAAGTAGTCGATGCACGCGATTGATTGATCTAGGATGGCTGCTAGATGGACGATATTGCGCCCGAGGTGAACCATGAAAAGGAATTCTAGTACTGACGCACAGAGCGTTTTCGCGCTATTTCGGCTGGCCGCCACTACGAACGTAGTCTTATTGGGGTTGCCAGTGAGCCCCGATTCGTAAACTTCCCATATAAAATCCATTGGATTAGAATTGCTGAAAGTACTTACGACCTTATCAGGTAATCGAATACTCAAGAAAGTTTCCAACCATTGCTGCAATTCTTTCTTAGAACGACAGGGCGTCCAAAACTTCTGTTCGTACAGACGTTCTAGGCGTTTTTGGAGTTCTTCTTGATTCGATTCTACTGTCATATTCTATAAAGTCTTTGCCGTGGAGTTTTGCCTTTCAGGCCAGTGCCAGACAGCAAATTTTTGTATTTCCTGAATTCACACGAACAGTTTTCGAGATTAGACGCAGTGATAAATACAGGCTTCCCCCTGATCATCAAGGGGTTAAGATCTGTGATTGGCTGCGTGTGCATCAATGTCTGAATAACGTCTGTCGCTTTGGCTTTCGGATTGAACGCCAGGGCCGAAGGAGTAGCACCTGGCCCGATGAACACTTTGTGGAATTCATTAATGAATTCAGGGAATTGGTAAGCAACGTCCATTAGAACTTCCATAGACATGAATCTGGCGTTGAAGCCAACCAACGGGATTATGGCTTCGACTAATTGGATGATAGACCAATCATTTTTGCTAGAAATTATTGCAGCAATTTGTTTGACTCGTTTTGGGAGAAAATCAAAAATAAACTCTTGACGAGTCGAGCAGCCAGTGCTAATTATGCCTGCAATCGCGCTGTTGTAGGCTGAAGTCCACCGGACCCCTTCGATGCTGTCGAATTTGTCTCGGGCGGCTTGTAACGTGGACTCGGAAAAATCCAACAAGCCAACTTGTTCCACTATGTTGGGCAAACCTACCCAACGCATGTAGAAGAAATTCAGCAGAGTTAATTCTAGATCGTGCAATACCGGGGCAGCTAGCTGATGAAGCGCGACAGTGGTCTTATCCAATTCTCGATACACATTGCAGAATTTATTCTTTTTCAAGATAATATCTTCTGTCCAAGGGAACGCTTGGCCTGAATCTTTTTTATGAAAAATGTTCATGCGTTCAGAAACAAAATCCCAAAATTCTTGCTCTAGCTTAGAATCGACAGCTACAAGATCAATTTTCGTATCTCTCGGGTCAATTTGACATTTATTCCAATGATTATAAAGAACCGAAATAGCGGGGATTACAGTCATTCTTTGACCCTTGCAAGCAAACGAAGAAGTTCAATTCTGTCTTTTTCATCATCTTCCGAAGCCGGAAGTTCAGCAAGGTTGACTATAGACGCCTGCACTTGAGTAGCTTGGTTTCCCTGACCCATATTAGCAATATTCACGTTAACGACAGGAGTCGAATTGCCGATCTTGCTAGATTCGACTTCTTTAGTCTGAAGCGATTGCATCATCTGAAGCAGAACCATGAAATCTTTGTAATTTTTAGGAATCATCGGACAATTCTTGGCGTTTTCAGGATTCTTTATGACTTCGGCTAATTGGATTTTGTACAACGATGCAGTGGCGACGATTGCGTCAGATATCAAATCAATCGCAGCAGAATCCGCTCTTTTAATCTTCTCTCCAGCACGAACAGAACCAGCAAGTTTCTTTTTAGTCCACCAACCGAAATGTACGGCAGTGTACAAGACCATGCCAATTGGGATGTTAAGTTTATCGGCAATTTCTTCCCATGTAGAGCCCATATAGTAAAAATAAAAGGCACTGTCCGCCATTTGTTGGGGCATACACGCACCAACTTTTAATGCAATTTCCTTGGCCCATTCCCAGTGCTCGTCTGTGAAATCATCAGGTTGCTCTATGAACCTAGCTAATCTGTCGGTTTCCGGCCTCAGAGAAGGAGCGGGCCTGAATGTTGGAGTAACCATTTTGTACCTCGAGATATATTATACTAATATTATTACTTATTTTATTAAATAAATACTTCGTCCACCATGAAACGAAAAAAGCCAGGCCGAAGCCTGGCTTAATTTGCGTGGGACGGTGATTATGCAGAGTCGCCGACTGAACGCTGGGCCAGAACATCGAGAACAATGAATTCAAGTGCTTCAACAGGCTTGATGCTCAATGTCACTTTAGCAGTATTCCCATCAATCCTGACTGCATCGATCGAGAACGAACGGAGTGCGCCACCCGATATGAACAGAGCCATGATGTCATTTATAGCCTTACGAACAACGCTAGGAGAAACATCAGAGGTGCGCTCGCCGATGTAGCTTTCCAGAGTTGTACGACAAGTTTTCAGGACTTCGTCTGTAACGAACTGGACTGAAACGCGCTCGAAGTACCATCCCTTTGGATCGTTTTCGCGGGACCTTGTGGAAAGGTCAGGAGATTCGCAACGGACTCCGAAGCCAGTAACCGGACGAAGCACAAGTAGCCCTGCTTCGATCGCGCGATCAAGATCCTTGGTGTCTGGATCGAAATCAGAGATTAGGCTGTCGCTAAAGACGCTGAGGTCGCCGATGTGCTTGACATCGGAAACTTGGAAACTCTTGCGGAGCATCGAGGTTCCGAGAGCGGCCTGGACCCGGCCTGCGGCCACTGCGCAGGAAAGCATCCATGGTTGGAACCATTGGATCACTCCGCTAGAACCGACGGCGCGAGCCATCTGGAAGACCATTTGAAGACGCTCAGCGGCGAGTTCGGCAGCTTTGAGTTGCGCGTCTGCGAACGTACCATGGAAGCTAACTTCTCCGAAACGTTCTTTCCTGTAATCGGCGTTGGACGCAGTCGCAACGTGAGACTTGACCAGAGCATTGATCGCGTCGATCGAATACACTGAAGTAGGCTCAGTGAGACCATCGTCGATATCTTTAGCTGCATCGCGGCTGAACAGCGGAACGACCTGGGTCACTTCAATTTTCAGAGCTGCATCTAAAGCGGCTGCGATAGAAGCGTTAGTAGTTGCGCCTACGGAACCGCCAGACAAGAACTGGGCCGAAGCTTCTGCATCAGGGAGACCGACATAAGAAACCGAAGCTGTGTTCTGGACATAAGAGATTAGTCCGAAGTTGTCGTCAACCAATCTCTTGAAATCTGCATAATCCGACTTAACACGTCCTGGAAGCGAATTCAGCGAATGGCCAGAAAGAATTCCAACAGCAGCAACATGATCCAACACCGCTTTAGGAGCGAGTGAATTGAATTGGACAGAAGGAATGCGAGCCTTGTAGCCAGTTTTCGAATTGATGAAAGCAACCAGGTCGCCCATCGTAGCGTATTTCGCAAGCTGGATGTCGATGTTAGCGCCTGAACCACCGGCTACAGTAGTCTGAAGACGTCCAGATTTGGTGATAGTCAGAGTAGCAGCCGAACCTACGTAACCAATTTCAAGAACTACGCGGCCGCCTACAGTTGCGGCAGGGAATGCGAGACCGTCAGATTGGCGTGAAGCGACTAGACGAACTTGGCGTTCTGAAGCAGATGCATGAACCTTTGCGCCCAGAGCCGTAGAACCCAAAGCGGGCTGTACAGAAAATGGGTTTTCTTGTCCAGCGAGAGCGACAGAGGCCACGGCGACGCCACCAGAAACTGCTTTAGTGGCTACTACAGAAGTAGAACCAGCAGCAGTTACGATCCATGCACCAACGTTTGCGTCAGCGGCTCCAGCAAGCAGAGAAGCGGGAGCAACCCAAACAACATCGCCGAGTTTTGGAAGATTTTGGAATGCGCCGAGTGTGATAGAAAACGTTCCGACCGATGCAGCAACTGCCAATGCTACGGATGCAGAAAGTGCTACTGCGGATGAAATAGGGGAGCTCTGGGCAGAAGCAAGATACAAGCGCTGTGCAAGATTCTTGTCGCCTGCTGTGAGATACAGTTCGAGTGAAGCTCCGACGCCTACAGCGGAAGTCTGCAGGACCGACAGAACGATTGGAGTGTGTGCCATGATCTCAGCAGTGGCAACGGAGGTCTGAGCGCCTGCGAGTGGTACTGCGGCTACGGCTACAGGTAGCACAGGAGCGACTTCAACACCAGCCGCAGAAGAACTGATTTTGCTCATTGACATGGTCGTAGCAGTTTTTGCAGTCAACACGTAAGCGCCAACATTTTGAGACAAAGCGCCAGCGATAGCAGAAGCTGCCGGAATATACAGAACTTGTCCGGCGAGAGCAGCAGCATAACCTGCACCAGCGAAAGGGGCCGAACAGGTCACGACTATGCTAGAACCAGAAACGGTTACAGACAGAGAATCAAGGCCGACTTGGCTGCCAGAAATAAGTTCTAGCTGTACGCCGCCAGTCGCATCTATAGTTGGAGACAAAAGACCACTAACGACGTCCGAAGCCACTGATTGCGCAACAAGGTTACCGGTGGTAACAGTAGCGCCAGAAACTCTGGCAGCAAGGGTCATAGCTTCATTTTTTGGAACCCAGAAACCCGTCAACGAAGGCTTGATTTCGACAGTAGCATTTTGGACCTGAGCGCTGATAAGATTACCATCTTCGCCGTATTCGGCTGCCGACAGAGTCGCATAAGTTGACATATTTGCGGTGAGTGGCCTGCCTGCGAGAGCGCTGGCGTTTGTCTTATAGACATACAAGCGATTTACAGAACTAGTGAAAACTGGCGAAGCTTGATTTTGGAAAATCATGCGTCCAGCATCAACGATTGGCCCTGAACCATAAAACGCTTTCAGCGATTCATAATCAGAGAAAAACAACTTGGTCAGATCCAAAAGAGATCCTGGTACTCCTTTAGCAGCCTCGCCGAAAATAACAATGTTCCTAGGGCCTGGAGTAATATTCGCCAGGTTGTCTTCTACAGAAAGAGTACTGTAAGTTCCAGGAACTACTACTCTCACACCGGCAACAGTGGTTGCTAAAGTCATATAATCGTCCTTCTATATAATGACGGAGGGGAATCACGTATTTTATTATATAGGACGGATGTCGAGATGTTAGATTTTATAACCGTATTTGCGCAATACTTCTAACATTTCTTTCAGTGTACCAGATTCTGGAAGCCCGCTGCTCCGGCAAAACGCTTTTATAGATTGCAGATGTTGGCTTTTGTACAATGGCTCCATTTTCTGGGACAGCGCCACTTGTTCGAGAGAAATCGCTACTGCAATCGGCGCAGTGACTGGCGCGGCTTCGACCACAGCTTCTTCTGCTTGCTCTTCAATTTCTAACGGTTTGCGATTTTTTGCCATGTGATCCTCTTAAATAAACAAAGGTTGAATAATACCAATTTCATGAACAATATTATACTCTAGTGCCTTTGTTGCATCAAAGTCCATATCTTTCGAACCGTTCTTCTTGAAATCATTTATGAAATTTCTGAAAGAAACATCGCCCATCTGCTTTTTCATGAAATCCAAAGATTTCTTTTCTGACTTTTTGGTCCGACGCAGAATCGCGTCAAGATCTTCGAGGCTCATGGTAGGCGTTTCTAATTGGAACGAGTGATGCATGAATTCTGCGTCGGGCCAAGATACTCTTTCAGCACCCACACAAGCAAAAATAAGGCCATAACTAACGGCTGAAGTCATGACTTGGGTTTTAAAAGGTTTGGTCGAAGAAAGCAGAAGGGTCAAAATCGCCGCAGAATATCTAGAATCTTGTGAACCGTCGCAGCAAACGTTCAAAAGAATCCATGGGACTTTGGGGTTGTTTTGCAAACTGAAAAATCTGGAATAGACAGCTTGGAGTCCTTCCAGAGAATCGACATTGTCAGAAAGCCACAAGATATTGGTTTCTTTAGATTTTAGTCCTGTGGCCATATCTTAACTTCCTCTAAATCTGCTGTGGGAGGTTTCGCTACCACCACAAGTTCCAATTTATCAGCATTTGTCGATTCTGACATTATCCACTGATCGTGCAGAAGACCAGAGATTGAAAATTCAACAGCCCAAACTTGGGATTCGTCGAAATCAGAAGATTTGCTCAAAGCAGAGTGGGTCATTGTGGTTTCGTAGAGTCCATTGGTCTCGAGGAAAAGATGCGCCTGCTTCAGCAAATAGCGGATGATGGTCGAAATCATGTCTGCGATTTCCGGATCCCCATCAATCGTCAAATAGATCTTAACCGTCACAGCATCCATGCTCGAGCCGATGCTTCTAATCTTAGTGACCACCGGCGATTCTGCAGTCCAATGACGCAATTCTACAAGATCCAGAGTAGCTTTCTTCGACAGGATCAATCTGACGTCATTGCCTTCAGGCAGGATGTCAACAATCTTACTAGAGAATTTGCCCTGGCGGACAATCAGACCGCGCCAGATTTTCGATTTGATGTCTTCTGCCGGAGACACGAGCAGGTCTCCCTCGATCAAGCCCTTGATAGAAAAAGCAGCATACTGACGCTTGGGGATTTTGACGTTCTCCGTTCCGCCAAACTGCCCGATAAACTTCTCTCGCTCAGAGCCGCCTTCGTACGTGACGCAGATAGAAGGGAGCTTGTCGATGTCTAGGCGAGACCCGAGCATGAAGAATATTTCTCGATTCTTGAATGCTTGGATGGCTTTGCAGATGTAGTCTGCACCGTAAATATCAGACAGAACACACGAATCGTAACCGCACAACAAGAATTCGAGCTCTTGCGGGTGGTTCCTAAGGTGTTCACATTGCTTCTTAAGATACTGAAGCACGAAAAGATGCGGTAAAAGTATCATTTAGGCTCCAAAGAACTGTGCCATCAAATTATCTAACACTTCGTTGAAGATAACATCCTCATTGGAAGATAACCATTTGTCTATTTTACCCTTGATGTTCTTTCCAGATACACCTGGGTGCTGCCATTCAGAAGTCCCCGGCCGTTGGGACATAGTCCTGAAAATGACTACTTGACTTTTCTTGGGTTTCTCGTCTGCGTTGAAAGAATCCTTGGATTCGAAAACACGAGTCCTGGATAAACCCCTGGTTCTATCAACAACCACGTATTCTTTAGTTTTCTTATTTGTAAATGCCATCTTGAGAGCCATGTTCGCCCCAGCCAAAATGTCTTTGATCTGACTTTGGATTTCTTCTTCTTTCTGAGAAATCTTCTTGCCTTCTACGGGTGCGTCTTTGTTCAGAGCCACAGATCGATACAGATAGCCTGCTTTAGACATCTTTACTCCTGGCTTTCCAGCTTGAAGCATTTTGTCTTTGATCGAATACGACGAAATCCCGCGTTCTAAAGTTTTGATTTTATCCGAAGCAGCCACGAATCGGACCATACGTTTTTCGGTAGTAAGATTTTCTACTCTGAAGCTTTGGATGTATTGGACAGCTAGATCTGTATCTCCAACTTCTGAAACTACGATAGCAGTGAGAGCTATTTGAGTTTCCTTAGTCGTTACTTCGTCTGCTACTTCCATCATGTACGGGAACAGAGCTTGGAACTGCTGGTAGATGTCGTCTTGGTTCATTAGAGTTTCTCTTTCCTATTCTTCTTTACCTTCTTCTTCACTTACTAAAGCCAAGTGTTCAGGAATACAGCACAATAAACACCCAAAAACAGAAAGTCCAATGATTACTCTGAAAATGTCAAGAACCAGACAATCCAAAGTGCTTACCAATAAGTTCAATAAGCTTCAAATCAGTCGAAGAGAGCCCCTCAGACGCGTTTTTGATTTGGTCGTAGACGCTGCCACCTTGGCCAAGCAAACTGCCTCTCACGAGCTCGATAACGGCTTCGATGGCCGTAGTGCTCGGAGTACCAAGGTCGTTGGGCTGTTCTTCAGCACTTTTGAACACTGGAGTCGCCAAAGCGCCCTTAAGAGTTTCTACTTCCATCTTCAAACTCTGGATCTTGCGATACAAAATTTCAAGTTCTTCAGGAATCATCTTTTGCTGGCTGAGACATTCGAAATCTTCTCCAGACACCTGATTGTGCATAATCACGTTGCTAAGGTCTTCTGGACCGATATCTTTTCGTTGAAACATCGCAATGTAGGACGGTTTGTCCACAATACATTTGTCGATCAGCGAATAGACGGATGGTTCTTCGTCGTAACCGCAAAAGACTGGTTTGCCAGCGATCTGCCAAATTTTCATGTTCAAGATTCTAGGCGTTTCCATTTTAGCTCCTTGTCATCAATGTACGATCAGGTTCTGTTTCTCGTGGCCACCCAGGAAGATCAGCCCGGAACGCGCTATCCAGCCAAATGGCCTTCAGAACAGCAGAACCGGAAATATAAGTGCCTTGGCTAGGTTTATTGGCATCTCCAGTTGGATTCGTGAACACTTCTCGCATCACTCGTGGAGTTTCTACGACGCTGAAATAGGGTCTGGTCCAATAATTGATGCTAAGAACGTCGCCCCTGCCTTTTGCAGCATCCCAACAAGGACGGCGGTCGCCAATCCATTCGATCATGCCATCTTTTACAGAAAAATCAATGTTTTCTTCGTATCTATTTTTATTTCCATCAGATAAGTAGTCAACTTCTAAGACGGGAAACTTAAGACGCTGCGGACCAGCAGGTTTGTATTCAAAAAGTTGCCCAACCATGACTGTGTGCCCGGAATCTACCATGACGACATCATATTTGCGCAGAAAAACGCGTTCTGTTTGAGATCCTTCGTAATATGTCGTGTAATTCACGGACGAAATGTTCATAGAGCCGTGAATTCCTTGGATTATTGCCTGATCTTGCCACCCCAATTGCTGGATTGCCACGTAAAAACAACGTGGATCATAGACGTTCATCGCTCCTACGTCTGCCTGGTCAGTCAAATCGACTCCAGCTTCGATAGTGGTCCTATTGGGGTTCAAAGCGTGCCGCCAATGGACGGATTTGAAGCCTTTGGTCTTGATCAGCTCGTCGTGAACGTCAGAACTGAAAATTCCAGCGGGTGCGAAGGCTCCGAAAGGATGGAACCCTGCTGATATTTGTCTTTGATCTGTAGGACTCTTGCCTTGAGTCAAATAAGTTGGTGGCAATCGGTTTCCCATCTGTAATCCTCCTACTTCATTATCGCTCCGAATCTTTAATTTGATTGTATGTAGTAAACAGTTGGCCGACTGGTATACTGAATAAAGAATCTCGATTTGGGAGACATGAAATGCACAGAGCTCAGTTTGATTTCTATATTGTCCGTTCCAACCCTACCTACCCAGAAACTCCTCGACTTTTTTTCGTAAAAACACTCAATTCCAAAATTTCATGGGCCATCGAAATAGACGAAGTCGAAGACTCGTTGCTGCCCACGGCGTTCGACCTGGACGAAGCGGAATTGTGGGGCGCATTGGAAGAAATCAATCCAGACGGCCTGGCTAAAGTCAAGTTGGAAGACAAGAGCCTAGAAGAAGCAGTGTTTTCCGAGAAAATGGCTTGGACCCTGGAAACGCTGATGTCGGAAAACCATGCAATCGCGAGGTTGCCTAGTCAGATGCACGCCATGAAAGCTATTTCGCGCGACAAGTACAGGAATGACCCAGCGGTGCTCCGAGAAGAACTGAGGCAGTTTCGACATGCAGCAGGAAATACGGCGGGTGCAGGCAAGCATTACGATTTGTACATTGATGAACCTAAAATCCAAAATCTGAACAAGAAAAAAGCTCGGGGTGGACGGTGAAAGACGTCGCACTAGATATCGCCCTAGAGTTGATCAACAACACGACAAATACCGAAGAAGCTATGGATATCTACGATTTGGTTGAATCCGGAGTCAGCGGCACTCTACTGCGGGAAGTGCTCCAGTACCTGACAAAATTCGGATATGTCGTAGACACGCATTTTTCGGAAAGCTTTAAGAAAGTTGCCGAAAACAATATTCGAGAATGCAAAAACATCTTATCGAGGTCAGAAATTCCTTCCGTCAGAGCCGAACTTGACCTGTTGCAGGCAAAGCCGAATATCCTTCTTGGCGTGATGTTCGGAACTGTCGACAATATCCGGACCGAAGCAGATTCTGGCATTCCGCTGCTGATCAACAAATACGGCCGAACGTCTACTTCATTGATGAAACTCTCCGGATCAGCTTCGCAACAAGTAATCTTGGTGGATGGCGAAATTGTTTCGTTCGATGCCAGCATGCTTGACCATAAAAACATGAATTGACTGTATAATTTCAATTTGGACTCGTTTGCTTTGGAGACAAAATGGAAATTTATGGCATAGCGTCTACCGAAGACGTTGATAGAACTGGCGAAAGAGTACATCTGAAAGGTATGGACGTTGCGGACATACGTCTCTGGGTAGACGAGCATCAGTCAGATACTATGTTCCAGATTCTGGGAAAAATCTCACAATGCACGAAAATCTTTTCAATCAAAGATTGCGTCGACGAATATCAACTGAAATGTTGGAATTTGGTCAAGCGCCCGTACCTGTATGTTCGCGGTGCTCTCGCTAATGACGAAGGTCATCCCAACGCAGCCGCAGCAGCAGCCCTGATTCAATTCAGTGTTAAGAACCCCGACTTTGCCGTAGGCTTTTCGATTGAAGGTTCCACCATCCACCGGGAAGGACCAGAATTAATCCAGACTAAAGTCAAGAACGTTGCGCTTACAGTCCGTCCAGCGAATCCACACACTTGCATTTTCCCCATTATGGATCTGGCTAAATCGTTCACCACCCCAGAACTCCCAGAGTGCTACAAGGGCGTCGAAGGCCGCAAGCAATTCAGAAACATCCCTACAGTCGAACAGAAAATTCTTGCTAAATCAGAATTTATAAAAGATATTAAGGATCTAGCCAAGAGCGATGCGGAAACTATGGATTCTGCAGCGGTTATCAAATGCTGGAATTGCGGCCAGAACAAGCTGTTTATGAAATCTAGGTTGCCAAATCGTTGTTCTGCGTGTTCCGAAGCATTCACTATGAGCGATATTTTTAAAGCTAGATCGAGCAAATCAATTTTTTAAGGAGTTTTTATGTCTAGTGGTTTAGGAAAAGGCGCGCGAGTTGGTATCAGAAGCGAATACGCCGAAAAGCAATTTGGCGACGTCACGGGAACTACTCTGCTGACAGCGACACGATTGATCAAGCTATCGCAAATGGCGAAAGTGTTCTATCTCGACAATTCGACTAACAGGCAAATTAAAATTGCAGTTGTCACCGCAGAAGATACAACATTTACGAAAGTAGATTGGTTGACGATTCAACCAGGCAGAATCATCAACTTCGAGCTTGCTTCGAACAATCTTACTCTAGAAGCTGGTACCGAAGTTTGGATTTACGCTCCGGTAGCTCCTGCAAGTGGAAACCTCTCCATGTTTACGTGGGGCTAACAAATGGGTTTTCATCGGGGGAGTATAACCCCTGCGGAATTAGAAACAGGAACACCAATAGTCGTAATCGGACCTGGTGATATTTTTGTTGGTTCCGTGGAAGGCAATCCCTCTTTAAGAATCCAATCAACAGGCGTTGTAGGAAATGTAGTTTCTTTGTTCGCTTCTGTGAACAACATAGATTACGTCCTGATTGAACAAATTGACGGCCCTGGAACGTTTCTGTCGTCTCTAGGCGGCTTTAACACTGCGAAAGTAACAGTCGGTCCTTATGTTGGTCCATCTTTCACGGTGGCTCTGAACGAATATGACAAAGATACGGCTGACCAGTTCAACCCTGCAGAATACGAAGCAGGTATACGACCTCCGCGCTTCGATCGAGTGACTTTAACTAGAAATTCCTTGACTAAGGATTTGTCTTTAGCTACGTTTTATCAACGCGGTGTGTCCATCAAGCAGTTGGAGTTGTCTTATGACATCGACGGCGATTTGATCGAGGTTAAAACTTTATGAGAATCTTGGTAGATTCAAACGGTGATCCACTAGACGGTTCTGATTGGATCCCTAGTAACAAACGAGAAAAAGACAAAGAAGTATTTTTGTTCAATTCTATTACGGGCGAGCTGGACTTGGCTTTGAAGTTCAACGAAAATAGAATCATCACACATCTTTATAATGAAGCTGGGACTCGTCTACAGGCATATGATAAGAACACAAATATGCATTTGGATTCTGGCCCTTTAGTTGTAGTCGATCGAAATGGCAATGTCATAGTAATTTGAGGTAGATCATGAGTTTCCACAGCCGCCTTAAATCACAGGATTTGCACTCTCCATCTAGAGAGTTGGTTGCAAACACAACTGGATCAACTATTGAAGCTCTACGCTGCGTTGCTTTAGTTTCTCAGCCAGGAACAATCCCTTTAGTAGCAAAAATAAATAACCCGACTATCCAAGTAGTTCGAGGAGTTACAGAACTAGAGATCACTACTGGGCAAGCCGGTTTCATGACGTCTTTAGGTTTTATGCAAAACGTGGACACTTCGCCATGGACTGTAGGCACCAGATTATATTCGTCAATTACTGGATCTTTATCTATAGTTCAAGCAGGGTTGCCTGTGGCGACAGTTTTGCGACAAAACGCTACTACCGGCATCTTGTATGTCGATAATACTGGTATCACACAAGCAGATATCGCTTCTTCGGTTATCACGTCTGGATGGAAAACTGACGGAAACGTCGGGACAAATCCAACTGTTAACTTCGTAGGTACCGCCGACGCAGAAGGGCTAGCTTTCAGGACGTCGAATTCTGAACGTATGAGGATCGACGAAAATGGCCGTTTCGGTTTCGGCACACAACCAGAAAATTTCTTTCACATAAAATCACATGCGAATTTTCCATTGTCTGGCCACCAAACTGCAACGTTCGCTGGAGTAACTAATTCAACTTCTTTGACTCCAATTTATTCATATGGCGTTCCAATAGGCGCTACGTGTATTGTCACTGTCGTAGTGGCCGCACGCGAGAGTTCCAATAACAGAGCTGTGTTTAGAAAAACTGTAGGAGTTTTTAGAGACGGGCCAACTGCACAAAAAATTCAACAAGAACAATCAGATTTCACTAGCAGATCTGATGGAGCTTTTGAAGCAAAATTCATTATTTCTGGCCCTAATATGACTCTTAGGGTCAAAGCACCCAATGCTAATGAAACGTCTTGGACGGGCACTGTAACCATAGATTGTGTTTCTACGCCTACGTGATCACGATAGAATACAATTTCTGACCAGCATCATAAATTTTGTGCCAACCAAGTTCATCTGCGTGTTGTTTTTCGCTTAATTTTCTGATGTCCATATTGGCTCTGCACCTGAGACGATTGAAAGTATGTCTGAAATCAGTCCATTTCCACGACATGACTGTTTTTTGTGATTCCCACCCAATGTGTTCCAGGAACGTCCCAGTACCGTATCTCAGATCAGTCCAGAAAGTCCATTTCTGATGCAGATGTTTTATATATTTAAATAATTTAGAAAATCCACCAACCACATACACATTTATCCGAGTACACAATCTGGAAATATCTCCTATACCATCTTTCTTTTTGTAAGAAAGAATCATTACTAATTTCGATTCATGAAATAGCCCAACATGTTTGGCGTTAAAGCTGCCCATTAAATGGTTCTCGTTTAAGAAACTAGTCGCGTCTGCTTGGCTGACTGTACGTATTTCACATTTTCTCGCTTGTATTTTGATATTCTGGCCAAGAAGGTTCTTGCACATAGACGCAACAATATTCGGCTTATCGATTATTTCATCTTCTCTGAACTGCAAGAGCCTGATATTCCGTGATTCAAGCTGTTCTCTGGCAGCGAAATGGCGATGACGATTTTCTTCTTTAGAAGCAACGGAATGCCAATACAGACCGTCTACGTTAACGAATATGTTTTCGGCTAATTGGAAATCTGGCCTCTGACGCCCAATATATTTATCGTATCTCGTGCCAATATTCATTTGTTGAAAAAATAATTCTATATTCGTAAGATGTTTTTCCAAGGGCAACCCTGCGGCTAGTCTAGCCCGGATGCAGCTCTCAGAAAGCTGAGTTGCGTCTTTCAATTGAACCATGGAAAGTTCTTCGCCTTGATGTTTATGCAAAACACGAGCCTTGCCTTTAGTTCTGTTAGAGAATTTCTCAACCCAACCATCTGGATGCCCAGATGTTTCACTGTATAAAAGACTCGAAGGCTTGGCCCAAAAAGTACCAACATGTCCTGCCTCAGTAAATTCTGCTATACTGTCTAGACTCTTGTAAGTTTCTGGAACAATTTGTATCCCGCGAGATGCTAGCCTTTTCTGGATGATGTCGACTCGTATCTTTTCTTGGAGTTTAGAAGCACATAAACTTCTATTCATTTTACTTCGATCTGGGTGATTCCCTTTTCCTCTAGCCATATCGGTAGGTTTTCTCCAGAAAAGACCGAATTGAATATCTTCAAATTGGCAAAGAGTTTGAGAATCTATAAAAGATTCAGGGATCAGTCTAACGATAAAAGGATTGACCATTTTAATTTTGGTTTCAAAAAAAGACCAATCTTTACGAATGAACGTCATATAATGTTCCTCGAACAAGAAAGTTGTTTGTATTAAAGTAGCATAATTTTAACAGGAGAGATATTTCTTTATGGCTAACATCTTAGATCAGATTACGATAGGCGATAAGAAGCATCTTTCCGTCGATGCAGATCCCGCAGGAGGCGGTGGTACCGCTGCTGAGATTGGTTCTATTGCGGCGTGGGACAACGGCTCCGGCGTCGGTCGCGTTTACATCAAAGTCGGTACTGCCGATACAGCTTGGGACAAAGTCTCTACTGCAGAATCTGGCCCAGTTGCCCAAGGTGCTTTCAGGCGTCTTGCAATCTATTCCACGAGCCCCACAGGATTCGTAGTCGACGACCAAATCCAATTGAACGCGCAGAACGTACAAGTTGAAGTTGTAAACCAAGCAACGCGTACACAGCCAATCACTTATACAGTTCCGAATCCGGGTGACGCAGTCACCGGCGCTGATTTTGTTTTATCTGAAGGCGCACAGACAATTAACGGAAACAAGACTTTCGGAAACAACGTTGTTGTTACCGGAAACCTTACTGTTAACGGTGCACTCACAGCTCTCAGCACTACGAATACAGAAATCGTCGATAAACTCATCACGCTGAACAAAAACGGCTTGGCGAACTCGTCAGGCGGCGCTGGTCTCGAATTCGAAGAAGCAGCGGCGATTGCAGCATTCTGGAAAATTTCTGCTGCTCGTTCGGGTATGGACTGGAAAGTTCCTACTCTTACTGGAGTTCTAACTCTTACACAGTTGCTTGCAGCAAGTGACCGTACTCAGAATTTCGCAAATGCCAGCGGTACTCTGGTACTTCAGCCGTTAGCTCCTGCTGGAGTTGCAAATCAAATTCCATACTGGACTTCGACAACTTCTATTACTTCTCCTGCTGGCTCAGCAGCGGATTTCCTCACGTGGGATTCTAACAACTTCCGCCTTGGCGTTGGAACTGGCGCTCCTACTCATGCACTTCATGTTGCTGGAACATCACGAGTATCTGGAACTGGTTCACTTCAATTGTTCCAAGCTGCTTCTGATGACCGGAAAGATCAAGCTGCTGCTTCTTATCCGAATGCAAGCACTGCTGTTCAGACTTTGTGGTCTCTTGCAGTTCCAAATAACTCGGTTGTCCTGGTCACAGCTAATACAATGAACAGGAAAACAGCCGGTGGCGGTACTGGTGTTATCGGAGTTGGCAGCGCTTACATCCGAACCGTTCGCGTATACAATATCGCTGGCGTTCTGACTCTCGGAGTAGTTCAATCTGACTACACTTCCGAAGCGGTTGGCTTGACAGCTCTTGATTGTACATTTGACACTTCAGGCACTGACCTTCGTCTCCGAGTAACAACAGGTTCGGGTAACGCGACCGCAAACACCATCGCCTGGGAAACCACAGTTTCATATCAAATCCTTGATTAATTTTAATTAAATCAATCTTTAAAGCCACTCAGTAATGGGTGGCTTTTTTGGTTTCATAGACTATAATTTTTGTAGTCGGAGGTATTATGGCTGAGTTAGGCACGATCACAATAGATGGGTTAGAAGTCACTAATACAAATACCGATCCAACTTCAATTGGAGTAGCCAAGCCCATTGGCTCGTTGGTTCTGTTCACCGATGGTACAACCACAGGTTTTTATCAAAAAACTGGATCCGCCAGTATAGATTGGCGAAAAACTTCTATTAATCCTGTTGGCGGATATGTATCAGGTAGAATCCCTTTTGGAAGCTCTGGCGATTTAATAGTCACTGCGACTACATTGTTCTGGGATACTGCGAATACTAGACTCGGGATTTCGACTGAATCTCCTGCTGGCAAGATCCACGCTGTTCAAATAATCAATGCAGATCCTATTTTAGTTCTTCAGCAACCAGGCGTTCCAACTGGCAGCATCCTTTCAATAAGAAATTCTGCTAATACAACAGTATACCGAATTACGGCAGACGGGTTGATAACTTTTGCATCCGGAACAGCCGCTGCTCCAGCATACAGTTTCTTTACCGAACCTGATTCAGGAACTTATTTGTCTGCTACGGGTGTAGTTTCGACTTCTACGGCAGGAGTTCAAAGACTAGCAATATCGGCGGCGGGAACACAATCGACTGTAGTGTTCATCGCGCCTGCCGGAGCTGTCGGAGCCCCTGCATATACTTTTTCTGGAACTACAAACACAGGTTTCTATTCTACTGGCGCTTCGATCATAAATGCATCGAACAACGGAGTAGAAAGTTTTAGAATTGATGCTTCAGGCGTCGTGACTACAGTAGGGCGAATCCACAGATTTGGCTCTGTCAACTACATAGAATTAAACGCTTCAGCTGCGGCAGCTAATAGAATTTACACGCTGCCAGACGTTGGGGCAAACGCTAATTTCATCATGTCCCAAAGTGCCCAGACTATCGCAGGTGTGAAGACGTTCAGTTCTGGGATTCCCATTTCTGCAACGACTAACCAATTCGTTCTTGGTACTACTAACACTGTAACAATCACTTCGCCAGCTCCGGTAGCTTCTCGAGTTTACACGATTCCCGATGTGCTATTGGCAGCAAGCTTCATAATGTCTGAAGGAATTCAAACATTAAACGGCGCTAAAACTTTTTCTGCAAATCCGACTTTTTCTGATATTTTGCCGAATAGAGTTTTGTTTGCTGGCACAGGCGGATTGATTTCGCAATCAGCGAATCTTACTTGGAATAACGGCACTTCCCGACTTTCTGCTACTAACGGCACGCTGTTTTCCACAAACGGATATATCTTAGGATCTGACATTTCTTTGCTCCCCGTGGTCGGCGGACAATCTGTCATATCGTCTTATTGGGGCTTGCAGCTAGCTGGAAATATTCAAAGTACCATAGAATACACCCCAATAAATGTGGGCGCTAACAACATCGCTACAGTTATCATTCCTAATGTTCAATCTGCCAGTATTGGTCTTTTGATCAGAGCAGAAGCGGCTCAATCTGTCAATATTTTTGATATTCAGGATGCTGGTGGAACTTCTTGGGTAAATGTTTCGAGCGCGGGACTATTGGTTGCAAACAATGCAATGAGACTAGGAACCACGGCGAATGCAACAAATGGAAATATTAGATATAACGGCCTAGATGTACAATTTTATCGAGATACGTGGCGCAATTTAACGTTTCCTAAAATGCAATATGATGATTTTCTGTGGACCACTACAGCGACATCTAATCCTTTTGCTTGGGTTTCTACTGTGGCTAACGGTGGTACGACAGCTTTCAACACGACTAACTTTAATACCTCGGTTGGAACTGCAAACATATCCACCGGAACGTCCAACAACACGACTGGTGTTAGCGCTTTGCAGTCTAATAACGGAACTAGCAACATTTTATTGACTGGGCTTCCTCTTACTTGCGAATGGCGCGTTAGACTTCCTGTTGTGTCTACTGCGGCAGTAAATTATCAATTAAGAATTGGATTACAGGATTCTGGAGCTGCGGGCGATCCTGCTAATGGAGTATATTTCACTTACTCGCATGGCCTGAAT